ACCAAAAGAATTGCCTGTCTGTAAAAAAGATCTAGACAAGATCAAAAAAGAACAGAGAGAGGCAATGCTAAGTGGTGACTTTGAAAAGGCCAGAGACAGCATTACCGAGATGATTACTACTGGCATGGATGCAGTGCAGGGAATCATGCGTGTTGCAGAAGCAGGAGATTCACCAAGAGCATATGAAGTTGCTTCGTTACTTCTTAAAACTGTAACTGAAATGAACAAAGATCTTATTGAAATACACAAGAAAGCAAAAGACGCAGAAAAAGAAAATGTGACAATCAAGAACACAACAAACAATTCAATCTATGTTGGTTCTACTACCGATCTTCAAAATTTAATTAATAAATCTAGAAGTCAGTATAAAGATTTACCTGAAGCAGAAGTGATTGATGATGAGGACGATGAAGATGGCGAGCAGTCGATATAAGAAAAAAGGTTATCTAGGAAATAAGAATCTAAAACCAACTGGTGTAAAGGTTGACTTTTCAAAAGAACAAGTCAAAGAATACATCAAGTGTGCGAACGATCCTATTTACTTTGCAAAGACATACATTAAGGTAGTCTCTCTTGACCAAGGTGTTATTCCTTTTATTCCATATGATTATCAGGAAACAATTCTAGAGACTCTTGTAAATCACCGACATGTAATTTGTAAACTTCCCCGACAGTCTGGTAAGACTACTACGGTGGGTCCTGGTTATCTTCTAAACAAGGCATTGTTCAATCAGAACATGAATATTGCCATTCTTGCAAACAAGCAGACGGCAGCACGAGAAGTTCTTGAACGTATCAAAATGGCATATGAACATTTGCCTTGGTGGTTGCAGCAGGGGATTGTCGAGTGGAATAAGAACTCCATCAAATTAGAAAACGGTTCAAAGATTATTGCTGCGGCAACATCCTCTTCGGCAGTTCGTGGTGGTTCTTTTAACATCATCGTTCTAGACGAATTTGCACACGTTCCGGTGACCGTGGCAGAAGAATTCTTTAGTTCAGTCTATCCAACAGTAACTGCTGGACAGACAACTCAGGTTATCATCATTTCTACCCCAAACGGTCTAAACATGTTTTACCAGTTTTGGAAGGGTGCGATTAATAAACACAACGAGTATATTCCAATTGATATTTCTTGGAATCAAACTCCACAGTTTCCAGGCGGGCCTCTCCGTGATGATGAGTGGAGAAAGAAGACAATTCAAAATACCTCAGAGAAGCAGTTTCAACAAGAATTTGAATGTGTTTCTGGTGATACTTTTATAACATTAAAAAGTAAAGAAGATAATAAAATTTATAAAATTACTATAAAAGATGCGTTTGAATGGTTAGTTTGAATGTAATTTTTCTGGATTTACTATATATTAATATGAGAAACTACAGAAAAATATGGGAAAAGAAATACGGCAAAATTCCAAAAGATGAAACCGGAAGATCTATGGAAATACATCACATAGACGGTGATCATAACAACAATAAATTAGATAATCTTAAATTAGTTACAATAGAAGAACATTATAATATACACATTGAACAAAATGATTTTTCGGCAGCTGCATTAATAGGTAAACGATTAAAATTACCAATAGATCATTTTTCCAGTATTCAAAAAGGTAAAAAACGACCAGGAGTGGGGGGAAGGAAAAAAGGTTCTATACCTTGGAATAAAAATAAAAAGAATTGTTTCACTCCAGATACTATTCTAAAAATGAGCACAAAAAGAAAAAATAAAATTCATAGTTCAAAACTTTCTATAGAAAAGATAAAAGAAATAAGAAATCATTTTAAAACGCATAAAATTATAGAAAAAGTAGGAACTAAAATGAAAAATGGAAGATATTTGACCCAAGAACGAGCATATTCGCAATTATACTATAAACAATTTAATATTACTTCGGTAAACTTATACAATATTGTTAAAGGATTAAGTTGGAAAATTTAAAAATAAATACTAAGTATGAAATATTAACTCCAGATGGATGGAAAGATTTTTATGGTATTAGAAAAATCAATAAATCAAGTTATGTTAAATTAAAAAATTACAATCTTATTTGTTCGGATAATCATAAATTATTAATAAATGATGAATGGAAATTATCTGTAGATTTAGATCACGATTCATATAAAGAAGATATAGAATTATATGATCCAGTTGGAATCGATAACTCAATTTATTATTCTAATGATTTAGTTTCTCATAACTGTGACTTCATCGGTTCTAGTGATACTCTAGTTGCATCTCATAAACTTCATACCCTAACATATTCCCCACCCCTCATCAGAAATAAAGATGGGTTCTGGATATATGATGAACCCGTAAAGGATCAAAACGACAGCAACAATGATCATGTCTACTTCATGACTGTGGATACCGCCAGAGGACAGGGGAAGGACTACAGCGCGTTTGTTGTCATAGATGTCACCAAACCCCCCTACAAAGTAGTTGCTAAATTTAGAAATAATATTATTTCCCCTCTAGTGTTCCCATCAATTATACGGTCGGTTGGTAAAAAGTATAACGATGCATGGATATTGGTAGAAGTAAACGATATTGGATCCCAAGTAGCAGATGTTCTACATACAGATTTACAATATGAAAATCTCGTAAAAGTCAACATGTTGGGGAGAAAAGGTCAGATTATTAGTGAATTTGGTGGATCTAAGAATCTTCAGTTTGGTGTTAAAACCAGCAGTCTGGTTAAGAAACTAGGGTGTTCAGTTCTTAAAAATCTCATTGAACAGGACAAACTTCAATTCAGTGATATTGATATCATAAACGAACTTACCACGTTTATCGCCAAACGGACAAGTTTTGAAGCAGACGAAGGACATAATGACGACTTGGTTATGTGTCTGGTTCTTTTTGCTTGGGCAACCCGACAAGATTTCTTTGAAAATCTTACAAATTTAGATGTCCGTCTTGAGATGTATCAGAGTCAAATTGAGCAGATAGAATCTGAACTTTTACCTATACTTTATAATGATGGAACAGATGTTGGTAATAAAGAGAACAATTTAGATGAAGATGCATGGATATTGGTAGATAAAGATAAGATTCCTAAAAAGGTAATATTTGACAAGAGAGATACTATAGACGGATGGTTTGTTTGAAGATCGTAAAAAATATACATATTTGGAAACCACAATTTACTTAAAGGAGATTAAAAAATGGCACGACCAAATGTTACGATCAAGGTAATAGATGAATCATTAGTAGCACCAATCGGTGAAAACACAAGTCCCGGTAGAGGTGCTATGGTTTCCAGAGCTAGATTAGCACACGATTTAGGAACAACTGGTGAAAAACAACAAGGTCTTTTGTTTACCGGCAGCATTCAGGACTGGTTCGGTAGACTTCGCAACTACACAGAAAACAATTTAAAGGGATTAAGCGCAACTTATTGGACTGGAGGAACATTACAAGGCGCAATTGGTGTATGTGCAGCAGGGTATATTGATGTTGGTAACACGTTCAGCGAAAAACCTTGGAGCAAAGAATGGTGGGCGGTTCATAACTTCCTTCAGTATGGTGGGGGATGCTTTATTGGAAACACTGGAACTGTTGTACATCAAGTTGACAATATGGAGTCTCTAAAAGATCCAACTTTAAACTTTGATGTTGCGTTCATGGGAGACACTTCGGATCAGTACAGACAAGATATTGTAGATGTTATTGATGCTAAAAGTCTATCTGAGCTTCCTGCCCTTGGAGTAGTTGCTGTTGGGATGACCGCAACAGAAAAAGCTCTTGGAGCTGATAATGAATTTTTTGTAAATGTTGCAGGTTCAAAATACCACCTAAATGGCGTAGGTCAGGGAGCTCTTGATGCAACTAAACTAATTCTCACCAATTTAAGCCCAGACGTTGCAGGGTGCATTACTCGTTGTGATCGAGACTCATTCCCTTGGTTCTCACCTGCCGGCAGACTTAGAGGAAGAATTCTAAATGTTGTTAGACTTCTTGAAAATCCAACCATCAGCAAACAAGATGATTTATATGACGCAGGGATTAATCCAGTAGTAACATTCCCCGGAGAAGGAACACTTCTATTCGGTGACAAGACCGGCCAGGCTGATACATCGACTCTTTCACGAATCAATGTTTCTAGATTGTTCATCTATCTAAGAAAAGTTATCAATCCAATTGCAAGAAGCATTCTCTTCGAAATCAATGATGCAATCACTAGATCTAGATTTACACTTGCAGCAAGCACAGTTCTAAATACTGTAAAGGCACAAAGAGGTATTACTGATTATAGAATCATTTGCGATGAAACTAATAATCCACCAGAACTAGTACAAGCAAGAATCTTTGTTGCAGATATTCTAGTGAAACCAACGATTGCCATTAACTATGTAAGAATTACCTTCACCAATAAGAATCTAAACGATAACTTATCTGCTACTGCTTAATTAGCATAAATATTAATATAGAAAAAAGGAGTAAGAAACATGGCATCAGGAATTAATGATTTTAGAAAACAATTTAAAGGAACAAGAAATAATAGATTTGCTATTGAACTTGGTCTTCCTACCGAGGTAGGCGATGGAACAGAATTACGACTAGATCTTTATGGTAAGGCCACATCATTACCTACTGCATCTATTGGTGTAATTCCTGTTCCTTGGATGGGTAGAGTTATTAAGTTCTCAGGAGAAAGAACATTTGCTGACTGGACTATTCAGCTATATGATGAAAATTCAGCAGGGAATTCAGATGTTCGTAGTTTGATGATGAAGTGGTTGGAACTAATGAATACAGCAGAAACTCATGACATTAGTTACAATAAAACTTCAGAAGCAATTATCGCTTGGAACGATTTACAGGGTGCTCAAGAAGGTCGTCACAATAGTCAATCAAGTTGGGGTAAGAGAGTAAAACTCTACAACTGTTTCCCAATTGATGTTGGCGAATTACAATTAAGTTATGATAACGTAGATCAGTTTAGTGAATTCCCAGTGACATTTGCATTTGATTTTTGGGATTATGTTGATGCTGGTGGGCGCGCAATAACATCTGTTACCATAAACGAAGCACAACCAGGATTTGTTGGTCCGAGATAAGAAAGTTTAATTATTATGGCAATAAGCGATTATTTTGGTTTTTCTTTTGGTAAGAAAAAGTCTAAAGATGAAATGGATGGGGTTGAGGTTCCAAAGACCCAACCCTCATTCATTTCTCCTGAAGATTATGATGGCACATATGTAATTGAAACTGGTGGTATTCTTAGTAGTTATTTCGACTTCGGTGGATCTCTTACCGAAGAAAATACACTAATACAACAATATCGTTCAATGGCACTGTATCCAGAAGTAGATAAAGCAATTCAAGACATTGTAAATGATGCTGTAG